ATCTTGGAGACATTATGTTTCTAGGAAGCTTACCTTCTATATTTAACTGCATCATAACGTCCATAATTTCGCTAAACGGTATACTTGTACCCTGTGCATACAACTGTTCATATACAGTTTGAGCTTGGGATGCTATACGTTCAGCTTGAGCTATGATTCGACCTAGTTCTTTAGCTTTTTGTAACCTATAGTTTTTACTTCTTACCATATTTTCTAAGACTTCTGGTGTAAAAAATTTACCACCATCTTTACCGATAACATCAGTGTAGAATAAGTGAGCATAGTAATGTGGTGAGTCCGCACTACCAGAAATAATTGGCATTAAGTTTCCAGACATACTACCAATACCTCTTGCAAACTCAGGTAACTCTGCTAATATAGTATCAACAACCTCTCTATATATTGGACTATTGTATCCTAATTTATGAAATATACCAGAAATACCGTGTAAAGCTGCTATGTGATGTATCTGAGCAGCATTTCTAGGTAAACCTAAAGCATCTAGTGCTGGCCCAAAGGCTTCTCTTA